GAATGGTCAAATAAAATCTATTTTGATTTTGCAAGAGATAACCATTTTACAGAATTAAAAGATGCAGAAATTCTTAGAGAAAGATTACAAACCCTTGATCAGATTTCGAATTATACAGGGGAAGATGGATATTTCTCTAAAGAATGGGTTATGAAAAATGTCCTAATGTTTTCTGATGATGACATCAAAAATATAGGACAACAAAAAGATGAAGAGCCTGAACCAGAACAGGATCAGGAACAAAAGCCAGAACAGGAGCAATAGAATGGCAGATGATGATATGAGATTAGCAATTGGTGATATGATTGATTACTCAGCAAACGGCGATTTTAATAAAGCAAATAATATTTTTAATGATCTGATTGCAGGTAGAGTTCAAACAGCTTTCGATCAAGAAAAAATTGCGATAGCTAATTCCGTTTATAATGGTGGTGAAGAAGATCAGCTAGATCTACCACTAGAAGATGATGAAGAATATTCTGATGAAGAACTCGATGCTGCTGCCCAAGATGCAACAGAAGAAGACGAAGAAGAATATTCTGAAGATGAAGACGAATCAGAGGAAAATTAATTCTTTTTAAAATTTTAATTTATATAAATAATTACATGTAAAGGGAAAAGTCTTTACATTGTAGAATTATTTCGAGGCGCAAAGATATGAAGCTAATTACAGAATATAAAGAATCAGATGTTCAATGCATCGTAGAAAAAAAAGAAGACGGTTCAAAGAACTATATGATTGAAGGCATCTTTGCACAAGCCGATCAAAAGAATAGAAATGGACGTGTTTATCCTAAGCCTATTATGGAACAGGCTGTTAAAAAATACGTCGCTGAACAAGTTTCTAAGGGTAGAGCAGTTGGTGAATTAAATCATCCATCTGGTCCTACTGTTAACTTAGATAAAGTTTCCCACAAAATTACAGAACTGAAAATGGATGGTTCTAATGTAATTGGGAAAGCACGCATATTGGAAACTCCTATGGGTCAGATTGTTAGAGGTCTACTTGATGGCGAGGTTTCACTAGGCGTATCAACTCGTGGTATGGGAAGTCTTGAGAATAGAAATGGTATTATGTATGTCAAGGAAGACTTTATGTTGAACACCGTTGACATCGTCCAAGATCCATCTGCACCTAACGCATTTGTTAATGGAGTTATGGAAGGCGTAGAATGGATTTGGAATAATGGCATTATCGAAGCTCAAGAAATTGAAAAGATTGAGACTGAAATTAAAAAAGCTTCAAAATCGGATCTGTATGAAGTACAGGTACGTGAGTTTAAGAATTTCCTCTCGTTGTTAAAATCATAAAAATTAGGAGTCAAACATGACTGAAGATCAAATCATTGAAGATCAGGATGTTGAAACTTCCGAAGTGGAAATCGAGGAAGCTCAGGGTCACGATCCTAAGAATGCAGAAGCCCAGTCAATTGCATCTGTTGATAAAGCAGGCGAAGCAACTGGTCAGGCTCCAGCTCGCAAGGGCGATAAAAAGAACAGCGAACCAATGCCAAAGACTAAAGCAGCTCTAATGGCAGGTATGATGACTAAAATGCAGGGCATGAATAAGCAACAGCTTGCTGCCATGTATAAAATGGAAGAGTTCGAAGCAGAAGGTGAGGCAATTGCCGAACAAGAAGCTTCTTATGACTTCGATGCTGATCTAAACGCTCTAGTAGAATCCGAAGCAACTCTCTCAGATGAGTTCAAGGGTAAAGCTGGAATTATCTTTGAAGCAGCAGTCAAATCAAAAATTGCTGAAGAAGTAGAACGTCTTGAAGAAAACTACAAGACAGAGCTTCAAGAGGAAGTCGATACCTTTAAAAACGAAATGATCGATAAGGTAGACGGTTACCTCAATCACGTAGTTGAAAATTGGATGGAAGAAAACAAACTGGCTATCCAGTCTGGTCTTCGTACGGAAATCGCTGAAGGCTTTATGAACAGCTTGAAAGATCTGTTTACTGAGTCATACATCGAAGTTCCAGAGTCCAAAGTCGACCTAGTGGATGATCTTGCAGAGCAGGTAGAAGAGCTTGAAACCAAGCTTAACGAATCTACTGCAAAGCAGATCGAAATGACTGAAGAGCTTGAGCAGTTCAAGCGTTATGAAGTCATCAGAGAGAACTCACGTGATCTCGCCGAAACAGAAGTAGAAAAACTGATTAAACTGACTCAGGATATCGATTACGTTAGCGAAGAAACTTTTGCAGAAAAAGTTGCTACAATTAAAGAATCCTATTTCAAGAAAGCAGCCGCTTCTGAAAATAGCACTGATCTAATCGAAGAAGAAGCAGAAGACGAAGTCGACGTTTCAGATTCAATGGCTCAGTATCTCGCAGCAATCAAAAAAACTAACAAATAATTAGGAGTCCATAGAAATGCATAACGTAATTTCCTATGATAAGCTCGTCGAAAAATGGGCACCAGTTCTGAACGAAGAGACTGCTGGTTCTATTAAAGACGCGCACCGGAGAGCGGTTACAGCCGTTGTTCTGGAAAACCAAGAAAGAGCCTTCCGCGAGGAAGCAGAGCAGGGTTCATTCCTTTCGGAAGCTGCTCCAGGTAACTCAACTTCATCTGCAGCTAACTGGAACCCAGTTCTGATTAGCCTTGTACGTCGCGCGCTTCCAAACATGATCGCATACGACGTCTGCGGTGTTCAGCCAATGACTGGTCCAACTGGTCTTATCTTCGCAATGAAGAGCCGTTATGACGGTGGCTCAACATCTAACCGTGAAGCACTGTTCAACGAAGCAGAGACAAACTTCTCAGGTGATTCATCAGCAACTCATGACTCAGACAACGCTTCTGGCTTGTTTGGTATTGACTCAGCTGCTCAGGATTCAAACCTTGATGATCAGCGTCTTACTTCAATCTTCGGCGGCGGTATGCCAACAGGCGACGCTGAAGGTCTCGGTTCAGCATCTGTTGATCCAAACTCAGCATTCCGCGAGATGGGCTTCACCATCGAAAAATCTACAGTCACTGCCAAAAGCCGTGCACTGAAAGCCGAGTATAGCTTGGAACTGGCTCAGGATCTTAAAGCTATTCATGGCTTGGATGCTGAAACAGAGCTGGCTAACATTCTCTCAACAGAGATCTTGGCTGAAATCAACCGCGAAGTTATTCGTACTCTGAACACTCAGGCGAAAACTGGCGCATCAACTGCAAACACTGCAGTTAATGGTATCTTCGACCTCAGCACAGACGCTGACGGACGTTGGTCTGTTGAGAAGTTCAAAGGTCTGATCGTACAGATCGAGCGTGAGTCAAACATCATTGCTAAAGAAACACGTCGCGGTAAGGGTAACTTCATCATCTGTTCATCAGATGTTGCTTCTGCTCTCGCAGCTTCAGGTATGCTTGATTATAGCCCAGCTATGTCAACTGCACTGAACGTTGACGATACTGGCAACACTTTTGCTGGTACACTGAACGGTCGTACACGGGTTTACATTGACCCATATGCAACTGCTGACTACGTAAACGTAGGTTATAAGGGTACAAACCCATATGACGCAGGCGTATTCTACTGCCCATATGTACCACTAACAATGGTACGTGCGGTTGGGGAAGACACCTTCCAGCCAAAAATCGGCTTTAAGACTCGTTACGGTATGGCTTCAAACCCATTCGTTGGCGATACTCCAGCCGATGGTCTTGCAACTGTTAAGACTAACCAGTACTACAGAATCTTCCGCGTCGATAATATCCTCGCCTAATTCTGATACTATAAAAAAAGGAAGGGGATTAAACCCCTTCCGATTAAAACTGGACCAGGAAAAATCCTGGTCCTTTTTTGTATAAATAAAGCATAAGGAGTATTAATATGGCAGTTACAGTAAACACTTTAGAAAATACCAACTTTATGGCTCCAACCGGTTTCCGGGTGGTTGTTAATAGACAGCGATTTCCTAATCTAGAATTTTTTGCTCAAACAGTATCACATCCAAGTGTTATTGTAACACCAAGTGAGGCACCTTTCCGTTTTTCAAATGCCTATATACCAGGTGATAAAATCTTTTACGAAGAATTACAAATAACAGCTATACTTGATGAAAATATGACATTGTATATGGAAATGTTTGATTGGTTAAAAAGTTTCGTGGAAAATCCGCTTGATCAGAATTCTACAGGCATTTTTAGAGCTGGAGATAAATCGTTATATGATATTTCTGTACTAGTACTTAATAGCCATAACAATGTTGTACGCAATATAACGTATAAAGATTCATTCCCATCAGTTCTTGGTAATGTAGAATTCAGTTCCACCATAGGTGATGTTCAATATATAACTTTGCCTATAACTTTTAGATATACGACGTTTACAGTCGAGTAAAAATATGGTATAATAATATTATGATTGAAATAGATAGTTATGTTTATGTGTTTAAGCAAGATCCAGACCAAGCAGCAAAAAATAAAGAAAAAGTATTAGATCTTATCGAGGTTGATAAGAAAAAATATAATATCGAACTAAACCCATCTGGATACTGGTATGATTTCCCTGATATAGGTTTAAGTCCTCATCAAAGAATTCCAGGTTATCAAGATGCAGCTAATGATGTTATTTTGCCATTCGTAAAGACTTTGGCCGCTGAATTTGGCTGTGATTTAGTTAGAATCCCCCCATTATGGTTCCAGCAATATCCGAAAGGTTCTAAATTCGGATGGCATACACACACGCAGTCAAATTTTAGTTGTGTATATTTTGTAGAATTGCCTGATGAACGTTATTCAACAGAATTTCTGACTCTAGGTAGATTCCCAATGGAAGAAGGTGACGTTCTCTTCTTTCCGTCGTTTCTTCCTCATAGATCACCATATATAGAAACAGATAAGCGAAAAACAATAATTTCATCAAATTACGATTTTAACTTCCTTAGGTAATTAATATTATGAATCTTGAAACTATTCTAGAAATGTGGGCTGAAGACTGTAAAATTACAGGTTCATTAGATGAATCATCCCGACAAACACCTATGCTTCATGCAAAATATCTTAATATGCTTACACAGGCTAAGCTTCAACTTAAAAGATCAGAAATGCAACAAAAGACTTTATTGAAAGATAAATGGCTTTATTATAACGGTAAAATGTCTATGGAAGAAATTCAAGAACGCGGCTGGCAATTTGATCCATTTAATGGCTTAAAAGTATTAAAGGGAGAAATGGATTATTATTATGATGCTGATACAGATATACAAAAATCCGAAGAAAAGTTTCAGTATTGGAAAACAATTACTGAAACTCTAACAGAAATAGTCGATAATATTAAATGGAGACATCAGACAATTGGTAATATGATTCGTTGGCGAATGTTTGAAGCAGGCGATTAATGGATAATATAAAAGTAAAAATGCAGAATCATTCTATGTTGCAGATAGGTTGTGACTATGGTATTGCAAATGAATTAAGTGATTTCTTCTCATTTTTCGTTCCTGGTTACAAATATATGCCAGCTTATAAGAATAGGGTATGGGATGGTAAGATTCGTCTGTTTAATATTACACAGATGACACTTCCTGTAGGTTTATATCCATTTCTTAAAGAATTTGCAAAAACAAGAAACTATTTAATTGAACCTATATTGGATGATTACTACGGTTTACCAGAAGTACTAAATCCCATTAATCCTGATGAAATTTATCAATATATTAAAGATTTAAATCTACAATCACGAGGTAATCCAATTGATATTCGTGATTATCAGTTTGATGCATTTTGTCAGGGATTACATAAAAAGCGTGGG